AAAACTGAAAGAACAAAACCGCGAAAATGATTATATAATAACAAAGGGCGACCCAGTGCAAATGGCAAACGTTAGGTTTTGGGTTATTCGTGATTATTACAGCGCATTAGAACAAATATTAAAAGATAATGATAGGGCTGAGCAGGCTCAAAAACAAATAAAAAAATAGTATAAATCCTCGCTTACAATGGCAGAAATTAAAGACGTTTATAGTTTAGAATTTAACAGTTCACAGTTTCAAACTGAACTTGATTCGGCATTGCAGAAAATAACTGAGCTAAATGATGCCATGCAAGAGGGCAAAGATTCTGCTAATGATTTGTCTGATGCTCAAATGCTTTTGGAAAATACTTTAAAAAAGGAAGCTACAAGTATTGATGGATTAAATGCAAAAAAACGAGAACTGCAAAAAGTTCAATCAAAACTAAATATTGATTCGCAAGAGTTCAAAAAGGTAAACAATGAAATAAATAACATAAATAAGAAAGTAGCTGATTCAACTGCACAAGCCGTTACACAGCAAAGAAATTTTAGTCAAACGCTTGTAGCTGGCACCCGTGCAATCGGTACTATGCGCCGTATAACTTCAACACTTACATTTGCCATGCGTGCCCTTAGTGCCGCTTTGCCATTTGGTTTGATTATGTCTTTTGCAGGTCCTATAATTGATTTTTTCAGTAGCCTATTTAAATCTACTGATAACACAGCGGATAACATGGAAAAGCTAAATGATAGTACATTAAGTTTGACAGAACGTTTAAGTATTGCAGAAATTGAACTTGAAAAGCTAAATGCTATTGAAAGCAACCGTGGAAAACTTACAGATGAAGAAGAAAAAAGAAGACGCGAATTAACAAAAACTTATGAAGAAACTTCAAAAGAAATTATTAGAATCGAACAGGAACGCGCGGATAAAATTAGAGAAATAGAATTTGCTTTAGCTGATGCACGTGTACAGTTATTAGGAGATACTGCACAGGGTGTAATTGAAGCTGCTGATTTACAAAATAAAAAGCTATACAATGAAATAAATAAAAGGTTTGATGATTTAGTAGCAGATAATTTTAAAATTCAAGATGAAATAAAAAAAGCTGAAGAAGAATTTACAAGAACAAGCGACGTCGAAGCAAATATCAGAGCATCAAGATTAAGAACACAATTACAAAGTAATGCAGATGCACAAGTAAATATACTTGAAGAACAAAGACTTCGTGAATTAGCTATTGAAAAACAGAAAAATGATAGGCTTGCACAAATAGCTGAAAAAGCAATACAAGACCAACGCAAAAAAGCACTTGACGCTGCGAATAAAGCAATTGAAGATGAAACAAACAGATTAAAACTTGAAATTTTAAGAACACAAGAAGGTAGCATTGAGCGTGTAGAAGCCGAAGCTAATCTAATCGACCAATTGTTAATTCTAAGACAGAAGTATGCAAAAGAATTAGAACTTGATGATACCGAACTAAAAATTATGCAATTGGAAGGCTTAGAAGAAAGGGAAAAGCTATTCGATAAATACTACGAAAATTTAAAAGAAAAAAAAGAAAAAAACAAAGATGCAATTATAGGCCCAACAAAAGAAGATTTAATTCAAAAGCTAAAAGAATTGAACGATGCTTTGAAGGCTGAATCAGATTTGATTGAAAATAACAATGAAGCTAATTTGGCTAAACAGTTGGCAGCGCTTGAAACAGAACGAAATGATAAATTGATTTATGCCGCTCAAAATATTAGCGACCAGGAACAACTTGCAAAGGCTTTTGAAGATATTGACGAAGGCTATAACAATGCACGAAAAGAAATTGAAAAGAAGGCTAATATTCAAATTCTAAATGATAGGATTAAGCTATTAGAATCTTTAAAGTTAGTCGCTACAAATTCAAATGACAAAGCAGCCGAAGCGGAATTAAACAAACAAATTGAACAGGCTAAATTGCAAGTCATTGAGCTAAACAAAATCAATACCGATGGTGCAAAGCAAAATGCCGACCGCACTAAAGCTGAACAAAAGCAAAAAGAAGAAGATGATAAGGAAGCCCTCGACAAACAAAAAGAACTAATAGAACAATCGGCACAACTAATCCAAGGCGTGTCCGATAATGTGTTCAATGTTCTTAACGCGCAAGTTCAGGCATATATCGCAGGGCTTGACAAGGCAATAGATAAAAGCAAATCGGCATTAGATGAAATACGTTCTAATAGTGAAAATTACAATGCAAGGCAATTAGAAATTGAAAAGGAACGTTTAGAAAAATTGGAAGCTGAAAGGGCGCGTGCTGTTGAACGTGAAAAGAATTTAGCATCTGTACAGTTGGCAATAAATGCAGCAATAGCAATTTCAAAGGCGGCGGCTGAAGGTGGCGCGGCTGCACCTATTACAATAGCCTTAACACTTGCGTCACTTATAGCAGGTTTGGCACAGGCAAGGGTAGCAGCTGGCAACGCGTTTTTTCATGGTGTTGAATACTTAGAACGTGGACAAAACAAAGCAGGTCGCGACACAATCCCTGCAATGCTTAACGAAGGCGAACGCGTAATTACAACCGATACAAATAATAAGTATTGGGATGTGCTTAGCGCTGTACACAATAACAGAATCCCTGCCGATGTACTGAATACATTTTCTAAAGCATATCAACAAGGCGGCATCAAAAACGCGCTCGGTGCATTTGGCGATAACGTTTCACTTAGTTCTGAATTAGGGCAAAAGTCTATCTTTGTAAATGTTGCGCAAACATACGGCGGTCTTGAAAACAGATTGGAACGTATCGAAAATGTTTTAACTGAATTGCCAAAATATATGCCACGTACAACAGTAAGCGCAAACGCAAACGGTATATTTAAAATTGTAGAACAAAGACAGGCGCGTAAAAACTTTTCGCGTAATTGGTCAAAATGATATGATTTTGTATAAACATTTAAACATTATGAAATATGCCTATTAAAAAATGCTTACCCGGCGATAACAAATGTATTTCAAAAGTTATTAAGCAATTAGTTGCTGAAGGTTACCCACAAGAACAGGCCGTTGCAATCGCTTTAAATACTGTTAAGAAATGATAAAACAGATTGTTATTATATCGGTTGCCGTTGCAATTACAGTTAGTGTTATCTGTTTTGTTGCCATTACCCCTGCGCAAAAATTACATAAGCAACTACTTGAAAATGAACAGCGAACCCGTGACAGTTTGTCGCAAATATATGCTAAATTTGTGACAAAATCGGACAGCCTGCAAGCGCATATAGATACCATGCAATCAGCATTAGACAAACAAATAAAACACTTTAGATATGACTTACACAGAATTAAGATTATTCAAATACCGAGTGTTAATTATAGCAACGTTACTGATACTTTGCTCATTGGTCGCCTCCTGTCAGATTACAAAGGTCGATAACGGTTTTTTAATTAGCCGTGACTATGCTAAATTTATCGCCGCACGTTTTGATAGCTTAGAAACATATAAGAAATACGCTGGCAAACTTGAAACATGCGACAGTATATTATATAATGCAGAAATGGTTATATCAGCCATGAAAGTACAATATAACATGCAAAGCGACATGCTAAAATTAAAAGATGCTATGATTGAAAGTTATGAACGTGGTAACGTAATATGCAATGACTATGCAAAGCAAATCAAAAAAGAAAAGCGTCTTAAAAAAGTGTGGAAAATAACAACTTACGCGTTTATTAGTGTATCTTTGGGCGCGTTAACATATTCAATATTTAAATGAACGGCTTACTAATATTTTTTGATGGAATACCGCAGGACTTAGATAACTTCAATGGTACCGAATCTGCAAGTTTTGTTTTTCGCCGCAAAGACGAAGCGGGTGATTCGGCGTTTAGTTTTGCCCCTGAATTAACTGTTGTTGGCGATACCTACGAATATGTCAGACAGCAAATAATAAACGCGCCAAATCCAAATATAGCAGCTATACAGGTTTTGATTTACGATACATGCTGTACTAATCCCGATGGCTCAGATAGGTTATTATTTACGGGAAAAATTGAAGGCGGTTCTGTACGTTGGTGCACGTTCCCGACATGTGAGGCACAGGTTACAATAGTTGATAATAGTCAGGATGCTTTGGCAATTAGATGCTTAAAGGAACATTTTCCGTGGGATGTTATAAATAATGATAGTAATGTTACAACTAAAGGATTTGATGAATTTAAAGTTGCACCATGGATGTATTATTGTAATGACCCAAAGCCAAGTGGAACACAAGAAGCAATAATGGTTATAGGGATATTTATTTTTTTAGTTACTGCGCCTTTATTATTTATATTTCAGCTTTTTAATCTTCTTGAAGGATATGACAATAATCTTTTTACTGATTTATCAAATTTAATTCTTGGCTGTAAACGTAGACACATTACGCCATATTTAGATAGTCAATTTAAAAACTTATGCAAACTTTGCCAAATAGGCTATCAATCTTCATTGTTTGATTCTGGAGGTTTCTATCATAATACTGTAAGAATGGATGCCGCTTTTGTACCAGGCACAAAGGCTTATCCTTGGGAAACTTTTGGCGAAAATGTATATCAAGATAATAAACCAAACTTAAATGGCATTCAATTTTTGGATGCACTTAAAGAATTTAATATAGAATGGCGCGTTGTAAATGGTGTTTTACAGATTGAGCGCAAAGATTATTTTTCAGGCGTTCAATGGTTTAATACTGATAACTTGCAAGAAAATCAATTATTATCTATTTGCTATGAGTCATTACCCGAAAGACCTGCAAGTTATGCTGAATATGAATATAGTTTAGATGGTGTTGATAATTCAGGTGATGAAGTAAGACGCAAATGGACAGACCGCGTTATAGATTGGAATATTGCAAATAATCCGCAACAAACAGGTTTATTTACAAAAAAATTACAATATGGCGCTTCGCAATTTAGATTTGATTGGTCAGCTCCTGATGTAAACCCAATTGATAAACCTTTTTATGTTACATTTTATCCTTTTGCTCAAGATGATTATAACAAATGGGCAATGTTTATATCTAAAGGAGTTTTAACATATCCAAAACTAATAAATATTCAAAGTGTTGTAGGTCAAGATTTAAGTAATTCTAATTTTGTTAGAGGTTATGGGATACCTGATTTAATATCAATGTCAAATGGTAAATTTTTATATAATTATCGTTGGCATATTCGTGAAAATCCAATAATAGATATAAACGGCCAATCATACGACACCGCCTATCAACGCCTATTTTACATCGATGACCCACGCCTGACATCTGTAAAAACGCGCAAAGTTACCATATCAATTTCAGCTGATTGTGATTTACTTACTACTTTAGACATTGATAAATACGTTACAACCTCGCAGGGTCAAGTTCAAATAACTGAAATAACTTACGATACAAATAATAATTCATTAACTATTCAAGGCTTAATTTAATGTCTTATACTTACGATAATATACAATTAGATTGCATCGATAGCAGCGGAACTGTTTTATATAACATTGCAACGTTTACGGCTGCGACTATTCCCGCCGTGCCCGTTGAAGGCTTGGCAATAGGAATAAAAGTTCGACTAACATTTACTATTAACAGTTCGGGCGCTAATAGCTTTTTAAATAAACAACTAAGATTTAACCCAGGGCTTTATGTTTTATCTAATCCTATTAACGCTTTAGATTTTGGCTATCAAACATTAAACCCATTAAGCGCAACACCACAACAAGCTGTTCTAAATATAGCAAATCCTGCATTGCAAAATATCTATTGTGAGATGTCAAAGAATGCAGCGCCTCACGATGAAGCTACAGTACTATTTGAATTTTACGTTACAAATGATACTACTAACTTTATATTTGGCAATTCATCTAATTCAAATGTCAATAGATTTTTAGCTTCAAGTTCTTTAGGTTTGCCTAATAACATAGGTCAAATAGTTTACAACCAAACAAAGAATTTAAGTTTAGGCTGTAAAGTTTTTGATTCTGCAGGTTTTGACATGGTAGTAACTACACCCGTTGGCGCAAGATTTGCAAACATACTTGTAGATGCCCGTTGGTATAATTCCGACTATTTAGGGTATAGCTTATTGATGCGATATATTAACACACTTGAAATTAGTTCAGCATCACAAACGGCTGCAAGTTTGCCATTACTTACCGATGCAACAGCAACAGCAGCACAGCCAAATACATCTACAATTCCAAACGCTATTTTTACAGTTATAAATAATCAGTTAGCTGTAGGTGAAGATAATTCAGTTAGAATATTATTAAGAGGTGATGCATACAACGGCTCAGTTGCAAACCCTGCTATTTCAGATATTCGCGTTTTATTTTTTAGGGTTGATACGGTTGTAAACAATACAGACTTTGTTACTGACTTACAATTATCAGATGCCGTAATTCCACAGGCAACACCTGGCAGCGGTCAACTAAACGGCGCTATTTATTCGCCTTCGGATTGGTTCGAAGATGTACCAAATCCCGATGACATAGAAGTTCAATTTACTATCGATGGTTCACAGCTACAAATAAACGGGCAATATTATATAGTAGTAAATATTCATGATGCTGCAAATCCTGAATATGTAACTTCGCATTTAAGCCCATTATTAACGGCTACCTATACAGCACCTGCATTGCCAACATTAACGGGTTATATCAGCACTTACAATACTGAGTACAGCGGTAACGAATTAACAATAGCACCACACCAACGTATTAAGGCACGTTTAGCAATTGACAAAGCAAGCTACGTAACCGCGCTAAGTGCAATTGGTTTAGTAGGTAATTTTAATAGAAGTATAGCAGGCATTATCTGTAGGCTTACAAACGTTCCAGGCGTTGTTAACCAAGTGCAGGGTTTTATACCTGCCTCGCCACCAATTACAACGGCTGATATGACTATTATAACCAATGATGCAACCGATTTAGTTTTAGATTGTATTTTTAGAATAGCTGAAGAATATGCAGGCACATTGACTGAAATTACATGGACTATTAGTTTAAATCAGCCGACTTCAACAAATGGCATAACTCAATTTACACAAATAGATTTTGTTCAAAAATTAGATGTCGATGTTTTTGAAAATGATGCAATAACGCCAAATTTATTAAGCATTAAATTTTACGATTTAGCCGATTATATTTTAGGCATTAAAACCGAAATAATAGATATTTGCGATGCTGACCAAATTATTGCAGAGGTTGAAAAAGACCCAGCCTTCACAGGCTCAATAAACTTTATTGCTACTATTTACCCTGCAAACGAATTAGGCGATACAAATAACAATGCAATTGAAGAAGAATCAAGCTGGCAGCCTATTGTAGTGCAAATGCAACAGTTAGTTAGTGGAAAACTTGACGATGTCGATGCTTCATTTGGGGTTAATGACTTAGCTATTTTCAAAATAAACGTACAGCAATTAACACAAGGGCAACGTTATTGGGTTACAGGTATTGCATATCAGCAAATCCCCGATTATTGCCCTATCGGCTTAGTTGCGCTTACAAGCACATCGACTTATAGAACTGTTGGCGTTTTACCTTTGTGGACTATAACAGGTAATCCAACGGCGGTAATAGCTGAAATATTAGCGCATCCCGATTATGTAGGCGGTATAAATGTTGTTCAAAATAACTTTGTGGATAATGCAAATAGCCCTGTAGGCGTTTTAAGTTACGCGGGCAACATCGTAACAGCAATAAAGATTAACGAAACAATTGGAACGGCTTTTTATAGGTTTATAGTTGATGCTGATTTTGACCCAGGCACAGGCCCGCACACAATTAGACACGAAATTTTAATGCCCGTTCCAATACCTGCACCAAGTTTAGTACCGTTAGTTACTTTTGATAATAACTATAAGTGTAGCGATTTAGGTTAAAATTTTTTAATTTAATTTTTATTTGTATCTTTGCAAATATATGTTAGTAAATTATCCTGTTTCATATACGCCCGAAATAAGTAGGACATATTCATTTAGGCAGCCTGTACCTATTAGGTATGCCTGTCCTATTTTGCCTGGTAATTTAATGCAAAACGAAACCGACGCGTGGAACTGTAATCTTTGCGGTTCTGATTTGCCGTTTTATATTCCTTATGTTGAGGGCGATATAATACCGTTTCAAACGCAAGTTACTGATAATTATAATCAGCCTAACAGCGTTTTAGTAGCAGGATTTCAAACAAGCACAAGCACTTCGCATTATGTTGTAGTTTCATTATATGATTGTTGCGGTAACTTAGTATCAGAATTTATAGATGATTTTTCAGATAGTTACCATGTAGGCCAAAGCCTTGCAACAGGCAGCATTCAAACGTGGTTTGTTAATACGGGTTTGTTCCCAGCTGATTTGGATTGTTTTAGATTGTATATTGACTATTACAAAATAAATCAGATAACTTTAGAACCTGAATTAGATAAAAGGCTTTATACAGAATACTATAAAAAGGTCGAAGGCTGCGGCAACTTAAACGATACTTCACTAATTTATAGCACATACGCAAATTATGATTGCAACGGTAATTTTTACGGAACTTTGACTAACTATTTAGGTTCTAATAATACACCGTTTTATAATTCGCTTCGCATCTTTGGAACTGTTGAGTTCTTTGGCGATACTGAAGCGATAACAGAAAATGACAGAAATGTAGTTATCAGTAAAGATATAACAGAAAATTACGGTATTATTTCGGGTGCTGTGCCACCGTTTTACATTAAGTTACTACAACAAGCTGTGAGAGGCAATTACGTAACTGTTGATGGTGTGCAGTATCAAAACTTTAGATATGATTCTAAACCCGAAGACAACCGTATGTTTTTGTTAGATTTGACATTCGATAAAAGATGTCGATTAGATAACAAGCAATGTAGGTGAGGTCGTATTCATTTACAAATATTTTAAAAACAAAAAACATGAATAATATTTCTTTTATAAATGGGTTTTTGGGCGCTTTCGGTGTTTGCCCGCCTTGCATAGACGAGGATAACGCCCCTAACTACTTATGTGACCCGTGCGATTCAACTGTTTATTCAGGTGGTATTGCTGGTTGGTTTGCAAAAAAATGTAACTACGAATTTGCTGATATTACAGATTCTACTGAGTGGGAAACTGCAATAGCTGATAAAAACGTTTTTGGCCGCGTTAACGGTTCACGTATTAGCGGTGGTTTGCCTGCACCTGAATTTACTACAAAAAAACGTGGTAGTTGCGGTCAGGAGGAGGTAGTAAAACAATCGCGTGTTGTTTCACTTACTGATGCTGAAAATGACCTTACATTTACTATTGATGCTCTTTATAATTTCCTTTCAAATCCTGCTAAAGCTGCGGGTTATGAATTTGGTTTTGTAACTTGCGATGGTAGATTCTTAGGTTGGTATTCAAACGTAACTGTTAGACCGTTCTATCAGATTGCTGAAACTGATGAAGACGATGCTTATTGGACTGTTGAATTTAGATATAACGAACAATTAGGTACATTTAGCCAATTGTCTTTGGACTTCTTGCTAACATTGCCTTATAACGTTTGTTGGGTTACTTCAATTGTTGTAACAGGAACAGGTAACGTAACAACTGTAGCCGATGGTGCTACGTTGCAAATGCTTGCAGCTATTCTACCATTGAACGCTACTGATTCAACTGTTACTTGGTCGGTTGTTAACGGCACAGGTACTGCAACTATTAGCGTAGGCGGTTTGCTTACTGCTACGGGTGCGGGTACTGTTACTGTAATTGCAACAGCTAACGATGCTTCGGGCGTAACTGGTTCACTTGTAATTACAATTACACCATAGTATTTATAAGGGCGGTTATTTAATGTAGCCGCCCTATTTAAAATTAAATATAATGAACTTAGAACAGTTTTATCAATTTTTAGATTCTGTAAATGCTACAATACTAAACCCGCCCGTGCATCCATTTCGCGCGGATTGGAAACGTATTTATGAAAGCATAAAGCCTCACTTCTATGGTGAAGTGCCGCCCGCGTTGGATAAGGCTTTTCCAAATGAAGATGAACAGATTTTAGCTTATAGAAAAAATACCTATCAGCCTAAAACAGAATCGCCACTTGTTAAAGCTATAACCGAATTGCATAGGCTGCTAAGTTCTGCAAAACATTCTGTAAGATTTGAAAATACAGATATGAAAGAATTTGCCGAAAATGAAAAGTTTGGCGATTCTACTTTACAAAATTATATTTTTTCTGTTTTTATTCCGAACCGCGTACTTGACCCAAACGCCGTTCTACTTATCGAACCTAAAGGCGAAGGTATTGAAAGCGATAACGTGCGCGTTAATGTAGATATGAAAGTAATACAGTCTGATAGGATTGTTTTTAACGACCCTGAATACAGACTACTAATATATAAAGGCATATCAAAAAATAAATATGCTACATTAGGTATTGAAAACCCGCTATACTATCACATTGTAACTGATATGTTTTACGCACAGGCTCGCGCGTATGGTGATAAAACAATGTTTGAAGTTATCTATGAACATAATAGCGGCATAATGCCGTGGGTAACTTTAGGCGGTCGCGTTGTACCTAAATATGATAATTATGGCAATACGTTTAAAATTTATAAGTCTGATTTTAGCCCTGCGATACCTTATCTTAACGATGCTGCTATTTTTGATAATCAGCATAAATCGGTTATGCTTGCGACATGCTTCCCTATTAAATTTGTTGAAGGGGTTGATTGTAATAGTTGTAATGGTGTGGGCCGCGTTCCTGACCCAAATGATTATGACACTTCAATAACATGCAAAACTTGTTTAGGGCATGGCAAAACGTTAAGCATAACACCGCTTGCAGCCTATAATTTAAATCCTACTACTTCGAAGTTTGGAGATAGCGATAAACAACAAGTTGAGCCGATACGTTATTACAGCCCTGATGTTTCAACTATTCAGGAAACAAACAAGGTAGCAACAGAATCATTAGGCAAAGCGGAACAAGTTTTAAATATAAACCGTTCGCTTAAAGCTGCACAATCGGGCGTGGCAAAAGAATTAGACCGCGAACCTGAATATATTGAAGTAGGCAAAATTAGCGATGATGTTTATGCACGTTATAAAGAAGTGTTGCGTATAATCCAGGCTATTGTTTTTATGGATACTGAAAGTCCTATTTTTGTAAATCCGCCAATAAGTTTTGACCTAAAAACAGAAACAGAACTAATGGCTGAATTTGCGCTATCACAACAAGGCTTACCGACTGCTATACGTTACGAATCATATATAAGCTATGTTGACCGCCGTTATAATGCTGATGCTACAGCGCGTCAAATAGCTACCATTTGCGCTATGTATAACAGCGCTTATCTTTACACAGTTGATGAACGTGTACAGCTTTTAGCAAGTGGACAAATAACTGAAAAGGATGCAATTAGCGCTCAATTTGTTTTTGATGCTGTTACTGAATTGTATTATGATGAAGGATTTGATATTATGGGCAGCGAATATACAGCTATTAAAGAAGCTATTGATGCAAAGTTAGCGCCGCGTTTTGATGCTGTTGCAAGTAATGTAGTACCTGAAGTTAATATGGATGAATTTAATAATTCAGATAACTCAGATGATTCAGATAATGATGAAGATAATAACTAATGGACTTCAATAAACCCGAAAGAATTAACGACAAAGCATTAGAAATTTTACAGAAGCGGTTTGACAAAGTAGAACCTAAATTTGTAAAACAGGTTGTCGATTGGATTAGTAAGTTTAGAACAACATCGGGCAATTTAGTAAGGTCAAAGGAAAACTTAGCGCGTTTAGGTTCGTTTAAAACTGCACTTAATAGGTTCTTAGAAAAGGCTGGATATAATGCTATGGTTGCAGGGTTTTTAGAAAACTTTGACGAAATAGGTGAAAATACAAAGTTAGTTCAACAAGAATTGAACGGTATTGGTATTACACAAAGTTTTTTAAACCCATTCAAACGCTATGCTGTTAATAATGTAATAGCAGCAATGAAAGGGCAGGGATTAGATAATGATTTAATAAACCCGCTTAAGAATGAACTACTAATTGCAGTAAATCAAGGTAGCAGCCTTACAGATGTTGTTACTTCAATAGCAGGTCAATTAACAACAAGCGAAGCAAGGCAGGGCGTTTTAAAACGAATTAGTTTGCAGGCATCACGTGACGCGTTACTTCAATACGATGGAATAGTTAATGAAGCGGTGCGAAAATCTTATAAATTAGATGCCTTGTTATACGTTGGTAGTTTAGTAAAGGATAGCAGATTGCAATGTGAAGAATGGGTTAATTATGATAAAAACGGTAAAAAAGGTTTAATATTATTTGAGGAATTAGAAGAACAAATTTTATTTGCAGAAAATGAAGGCACGGGAATGATACCAAATACAACGCCCGAAAACTTTTGTCAAAATCGCGGCGGTTATAATTGTAGGCATATAGCTTACCCTGTACGTTCAGAGAATTATAAGAAAAAATAAAACACTATGTTAGTCATAAAAGCAAAGCATAAAACAACAGGCACAGAATTTCAATTCACACCTGCACAATGGTACACAGAACAACAAACGGGCAATTATAATTATCTCGGTACTATTCATGTATCAGAACCCGCACAACCGATTCAAAGAACAGTTACTCCACCCAAACGCGGCTGCGGCTGCGCAAATAAACGTAGATAATATGGCACGTTGGTATAAGTTTGTTATTCAATTAGAATACAATGAAGAACCGTTAACACTTGAGGAACTTCAAAGCGATTTTGATAACGCTGTTCAATGCGAAGACTATAATGCAGCGGCAAAAATCAAAAAACAAATAGATGAAAGATTATTAGATGATGAATCTAAATTTATAGTTGAACTTGAAGACTATTGTTATATTGACCTTGACGAAGTTGCAACTTTCTATAAGTCACAATGGGAAAACGGCGATGAATTTACAAAGATTATTTTAAAGGGCAGTTCTGAATTGCCGCTTAGTATAAAATTTGATGAGTTTACAAAATTATTTTTTAAATTAAACACACATGAAAATGCTTGACAAATTTGTAGAAAAATTGGGAATAGAACCCGAACTAATTTTAAAATTAGAATCAAATGAAATTACATTAGATGAAGCCGTAACAGGTTATGTATCTAAAATTGAACGTACTGTACAGGAACGTTTAGGCAAACAGATTGAAGAAGCTAAAAGCGCTGAACTATTTGGCGCTGCTTATGCTAAAACAGAAAAACAGATAGCCGATGCTTTTGCTATTGACCTAAAAAAATATGAAGCAATAGACAAAAAAGATAGGTTTAAAACTATTGTTAACGATTTGAAAAATAGCCAGTATGAAACAATTGAAAGGCTAAAATCTGAATATACTTCAGCCGATGCGCAAAAGTTGCAGCAATTAACTCAACAGTTAGAATTAGCCAACGCAAAGCTAACTGAAAAGGAAATGATAATGCAACAGGCTATAAAAGAAGAACAGGGCAAATTCCAAAGCTATATTAAGAATCAGCAAATAGATAAAGTGCGCGGTTCTTTAGTTGAATCTGTAAAAAATGCACGTTTAGCACCTAAAGAAATGCGTGCAATTTTAGAAGCTGAAATTCGTGAACGTGGCTTGGATTTTGAAATTGATTCCGATAATAATATTTGGGTTAACAAAGATGGCAACCGTGTAAAGCATCCATCTAAGCCTACGGAAAATTTAAAGTATGAAACACTATTTGAAATTATAGCAGCTGAGTATAATTTTGAAAAGCAATCAAACGGCGGTCAAACAAAATCATTTGAAATTGATGATAAAGCAAAAAGCGGAATGCACCCCGCCCGTTTAAAATACTTACAAGAAAATGGCATGATTTAGTTTAGTTAGTTAATAGTTTGGGCAGTTCGAAAGGGCTGCCTTTTTTGTTTAATAATTGTATTAAAAAATTATTTATTTATTTATATATAAACGCATTATCTTTGCAGTAACGACCTCTCACAAAATAGGGTGCTGCGGCACAGAAAAAAAACAGAACGCTGGCAGCGTGGAAAATGCCAAACAAAAAACAATTTTTCAAAATTTAATATTCTTTAAATGTCAACTATAAAACTCGCTGATGCGTGGAAAATTATAGACATATCGTTGAATAACAACAGCGGTATGCGCTCCATGCCATCGCCAAATATCGGACTATTGCAATTGCTTGTTTCAGCTGCTAATAAATCCGCTTCACAGGTTAAACTCGGTAACGTTCAGGCTGTTGAACAAGGTAACGGTAAAGTTTACAAAGTTTCACGCCGTTTTTTCCCGCGTTTGGCTGAATCTAATGCTACTTCGCTTGAATATTGCCCAACTGATGGCGATGTTGTTAAGCCGCTTTATGATGAAATTGAAATTACAAATAAAACAGTTTCACAGAAAATTAAGATTGACGATGAGTTAATTCGTTGTATCAAAGAAAGCCGCGCGGATTATCAAAACAGCTATGTTAATGAAGTTCTAAGAAATCACATTAACCGTTTAGGTAAAGAAGTTTCTACTGTTGTAGCTAATAACGGTTTTATTGGTTCATTCGTTAAATGCGATTGTGCTGACCCTGCTGTAACTTCTAAGTCTTTGCCTTTGTTCCTTTCAAGTGGTTTAGGTATTAACCCTGTTGGTGAATCTATTTTAGATAGCGACCGCAAACAAGCTGAAATTGAACAACAAATGATTCTTATCGGTGGTACTTTGCTTGACCAATACCGTAAAGCGCGTGCAATTGCAAGCGGTAATGATAACGGTTTTGACGCGTCACTACTTGACATTACACGTTCAATTTTCTACGATACTAACCTACCTGCTGCATTAGGTAATACCAATGAAATTATTGCAATGGCACCAGGTGCGCTTCAACTTGTAACTTACGCAAAAAATAAAGGTCAATTCACTTATGACTTTGAAGACCAAATGCGCACTACTGTTGTTGACCCTTGGTTAGGCATTGAGCACGATGTAGTAATGTCTTACGTTAAGTGTAATGATGAAATCGAACTTTACATTCAATTCGCTACTAACTGGGCGGTTGTTGGTATGCCTAAATGTTGGGCACAAAATGACTGTTTATTTGATGGCGTACTTGACGTATTCAAATATGAAGTTGTTTGCGCTGATACAGGATATTGCGATATCGAGCCTGCATGTGGTGTTGCTGGTGCACCAAATGCTACTGATGCTGTATTCTGCGAATCTGCTGATGCTTGCGATGTAGCTTGTAATGCCGTGTTCTATTCAAGAACAGTTGAAGGCGAAGTATTCACAGGTGATGAAGTTGATGTTACTGATGCAGTTGCAATTCAAATTAACGGCTTACCATTTAGCGTTGGCGGTTCTTTTGATACAGGAACTTCGGGTGGTGCAAATGGTTTTGTAGCTGCTGCACAGGCTGCACTTGCAAGTGTAGGTTCTATCTTTACCGTTGCAGGTGGATGGGATGGTACAGGCTTAACAATTTTTGTATTCGGTAATGCTACTGTAACATCGGTTGTTATTGTTTCTGCTACAGGTTCTGATGTTGCGCTTACAGTTTCTACTCAAACACTTTACAATGTTTACAGCGCTTCAACACCTTCAACAAGTGCAACGCTTACTAACCTTGACTGGGTTTTAGATTCAAATTCATTTGACGGTGCGCCTAATGCACAGATTTTAGGTGAAACCAATGTATTTGGAACTTATAGCAATTTCTACACTACAAGTACTAATACAGGTGCTGCACAGCTTATCATTACTGATAGCGCTGCATGCAACGATACTTTTAACGGTACAATTTAGTTTTAATGATTCGGGGGCGGGAAACCGCCCCTTTTTAAAATAAAAACACATGGTAAACTATTCAAAAAAGATAGCACAAGCATTAACAATAATTCGCAAATATTACGGCGCTATAAATGTACAGCGTACCGATAATGAAGATGTTGTTTACTTATTCGACTATACAACACAAAAGAAAACAATAGGCAGCGAAAAAATTAACAAGGCTGTTGAAAAGGCTGTAAAACAAAATGATTTTCCTAAAGATATTTATTATTCAGAAGGCTTATTATCTGTAATTAAAATAGAAGAAAATGTACAACAATACCAACAACCCGAAGCCATCGAAGCCGAAACCGATGAAACCTTTGAAGCCGAAGAAATAACCGAAACTGAAAAGCCTAAAAAACGCGGTCGTAAAAAACAAACTGAATTAAATGCTGAATCTTAATACACCTACTTGCTTAGAAAATTATATAATATCGCTTAACGGATGTTATGCTGAAAATACGGTACCAACTTCGGGATATTATTTAGAAAATCTTGAAGGGTTAACTATAAATAATGTCGCGGCGGTTAGTTCTGAGGCGCTTATTTCTGCTACTTTGACAGTACAGGAAAAAATGTATTTTGCAGCCGATGTTGTTGAAAAACGTTTAAAAGCTGTTTTAAATGCAAGGGGCATAAAGCTAAATAGCATCGGTTCTAAATATGCTGTTTGCAGCGCTTCAAGTATTTCTGATATTCCCGTTGCTGCTAACCGTGGCATTAAAATATCAAAGAAGTGGATAGATAGCCCGCAAAGTAGAATATTTATTGATTCAATCAAATTTAAGGCAACAAATAACGGCAATACAACTATTTACGTAACTGATTATGCAGGCAATATATTATTTAGTCAGGCTGTTACTGTTTTTGCAGATACGGAAATGCACATATTTGTTAAAAAATATTTTAAAGAAGACCTATTATTAGTGACTATTGACACTACTAATATAGCGCCTTATCTGTACACGTGCAATGCTGCTACAAACTGCAAGCCATGCGGCGATACTGTTTTAGATGTTACGGGTTGGAACGGTGTTAGCGCTTCGCAATCGGGTTATTTGGGCGCGTGTGTACGTGTTGATTGTGTAGATACAGATATTATATGCCAGTTTTTGGACCGTTTAGGCATGGCAATTTTGTACCAAACAGGCGTTCAAATATTAAAAGAATGGGTTAGCCCTAATAACCGTTTGAATTTAATTAAAACACACGGTAACGAATGGGCAAATGTTAAAATAGGTGAATGGGAAAATGCAAGCATTGAAGCCTTAGATAATGAAATTGATAATATTATTCAGTTATTAGAAGCTGACCGCTTTTGTTATAGATGTGAACCACGTTTAAGAATGTATCCAATGTTCCCTGGCTAATGACTTTATCACAACGCTTACAAATACTATCAGAGGTTGTAAATGATGAAAGAACAGCGCGTAGAATATCACAGGCTTCCGCGTTTCAAGTTATTGCAGAATATAAGCAAAGAATATTTTTTTTAGGATTAGATTCAAATGGCGATGAAATAGGTCAATATTCAGTAAACCCATTTTATATAAACCCGTTAAGTTTAACAACTGTTTCAGCAGGCGGCATAAAGCCCGAAGGTAAAAATGGTCAAACGGTTTTTAAAAATGGAAATCCGCACAAAACTAAATATTTAACAAAGGGTTATGCTGAATTACGTAATTTAACAGGCAGGCAATCAGATAAAGTAGATTTAAATTTTAGCGGTTCATTATTTCAAAGTATTAAAGTAACTGAAAGCGGAACTGTAAGCGCTATTACTTATACGAATGATGAAATGGCAGAAATAATGGAAGGTAACGAAACGCGTTTTAGCAAAGACATTTCAACAGTTTCAACAGAAGAACGCGAATTAGGAGAAACGGCCGCACGAAATGAACTATTAGCAATTTTAGAAGAAATCGATTTACTATAATGTACGTAACACAAGACATAATAACCGAACTTATCAAACAGATTGATACTGCAATGGCAGCCGTAAATGTAAACGTTAACGGTAATGGCATAGCTGTAAAAGATACTGCGGGGCAGGTTGTTACTTTGAATGTTACACAAAACGGCACACGAAACTATGTTGGCATCACAGACACCGCGCGAACGGGCTATTATATCCGTGTTAATGGTATTGTTTCGGAAACAAGAAAAGCAGCGAATAATAAGCGCGGAAGTTGTGGTATCGAATTGGATGTGCGTGTTCCATTTAAATTAGTTTTTTGGCATCTTTGCGCTGACCCGCGTATGTTATTAGATTCGGTTAAGTTTGCGCTTTACGGTGCGAATTTTAAAGGCATACAATGGCAATACGCAATAGTTAACCCGCGTTTGTTTCCTGTTAGTAATGAAATACTACCTTGGACAGTTTACGCTGCTGAAACAGGCAAAGACCCAAAAACGCTGCTAAGTCTTATGCAAATAGTTAGCTTAGATTTTGAATTACGATATGATTTTAGCCTTACAGAAAAATGTAAGCCATTTGCGATATGTACAGATACTTATAAACCGCAACCAATTTTAGGAATACCAGTTAATTTGAACCCTCCAACAATATCTGGAGCGGGACTTGTTAATACTAAAATAGATGTTATTGACGACGGTACATGGTCAGGCGATTTACCAATAACATTCACTTACCAATGGAAACAAAATGGTATTGACATTATAGGCGAAACGTCTAATCAATATACAACAGTTTTGGCTGATTTAGGAAAATCAATAACCTGCGAGGTAACAGCAACAAATTTAATAGGGTCAGCAAGTCAAATAAGTAATTCTATTAAGATAGTATGAAAGATTCACTATGCCGCCAAGTTTCGCTACCTTAGGCAATTAGTAGGGGGTTGGAATCAATACCCCCTTTTTTAGAAAAAATTAAACTTTATATATATGGCTTGTTGTAATTGTTGTGAAAAAACGTTAAATTTGGGCTGTCTTAACGCTTGCGATGCTGTTTATAATACGGGCATTGTTGTAGATGCTTTAACGGAAGGCGTTTGGGTTTTGCAGCTTAGTTTTGGTAGTGTTTCTGTTTATTATAGTACAACTGTTTTAGATGGTGAAACAGTTATTTTTACACTTACAAATCTAAACGAAAACTACACTTACACAGGCCAAATAATTGACCCTAACGGCGAAATTGTAAAAATTGAAGTTAATAATATTGAATATGATTGTATTGAATTTAGCACTAAAATAATAATTAACCAATGATTGACATAGTAAAACTCGCAAACGGCAATGTAGCTATTTATGATTCGACTTCGGGCGATTTCATTAACAGCCTTAGCCCTGACATCGTAGAAATTGAATGTAACGTAAACGGCAGCGTTAAAGTTGTTCAAGACAATGGCAGCGTTGAATACATCGACCCTGCAACAGTTCAAAATACGGAAGTAGTACCTGCTGCACCAATTGCTTTTTCGGGTGATTGTGCAGACTTAGCCCAATTGCTAAGTACTGATTTTTTTTTTGTAGTTAGTGGTGGCGGTGGTTCACAAGACTTAGCAAGTGTTTTAGGTATTGGTAATTCGGCAGGTGCTGGAATTATAGACTTGGATTATTTGGATTTTGACACAGCAGCAGCGCATCCTGTTGGTGTTGGTGAATTGGCGTGGAATAGCACAGATGGTACTTTGGATTTAGGTTTGCAGGGCGGTTTAAAAAATAAACTTGGTCAGCAATTAGTAGTTAAGGCACGTAATACAAGCGGTTCTTTAATAGCAAAAGGCAGCGTTGTAAAGGTAGTTGGAGTAGCAGGCGGATTTGTTGGTATAAACTTAGCACAAGCTAATAATGTAGCAAATAGCGAAACAGCTTTTGGTATTGTTGCCGAAGATATTGCAGATAGTTCAAATGGATTTGTGGCGATTAACGGAATAATTCACGGAGTTAACACTAACGCATTTACTGAAGGTGATATTCTTTATCTGAGCGCAACAAGTGCGGGTGCAATTACAAATGTTAAACCAGTTTCTCCCGCTCACGCTGTTGTTGTTGGTTATGTCGCTAAAAAAAGCGCAAGTGATGGACATATTTTACTACACGTTCAAAATGGTTATGAACTTGATGAATTGCATAATGTTAGTATCACAACGCCTGCAAATGGTAATTTCTTAGAGTATAACGGCTCACTTTGGGTTAATCGTGGGCTTGTTTATACTGTTGAGCTTATGGATGCTTTAACGGTGGATTTTTACGCTCCATACGACCTAAAAATAAATACAACTACAAATATTAAAAACGCTCCGACAATTACAATTTTGGACGATGGAGCTGCTTATACTCTGACAAATACTATTGCAGTAGGTAGTAAAATTACGGTAACGGCATCGGTTGCAGGGGTTACAAATCTTAACATAACAAAAGCATAAATTATGATAGGGAACTATATAAAAGCGGTTGCAACTGCGGTCAGTAGAACAACGGCACAGCTTATGAAAACAGGGCAGACAACGTCTTACAGAACAGGTGATGATGGTGATTTGGAAGCAGGTCGAAATGTAAGTTTTACGGTACTTGCTGAAAATAATCCTTTCGGAAATACTAACAGATTTACAGATGAATTAGGCGGTTCTATTTATACAAATAATATTGTAATTGATTGGTCAACTTATAATGGTGCTACGGTTTTGGGGTATAAAAGAACCGATAATGGCGTTAATGTTGTTTGGAATAATGCAATAGATGAGGCTTTAGCGCTTAGCATAGGAACATTCACAACTGGGTGGAGATTACCTAATATAAATGAAATAATTTCTATTTGTAATTGGTCATTACCAGCAAGCAGATATTTGTCTTATTCACCTTTTTCACTTTCAACAGCAGTCACTTATTGGAGTTCAACTACATACGCAGTTACAACAACGGCTGCTCAAACTTTTGTAAATAACACAGCTGTTATTGCATCGACAACAAAAGCAACATCAGCATCTATGAGATATTTTGCTGTCCGCACTTTCACAGTAACAGGAACAACACTTTCATAACATAAAAAAATAATAAAATGACATACAAGTTTCCACAATTTCAAGTAGAAATTACAGACCCTGCAATATCAATAAACCTAAACACTATTTCAGATAAGGCACTTGACAAACTTTTAGGCATTGACGTACTACTTACAACTGCCTCCGCTCAGTTCGGTGTGCGTGCTGAGGATATGCCATACGTTGACACTTGGGACGATGCCGACATTCCCGATATGGTAAATATTTGGTTGACTCAATACGCTATCTAATGCTATCCTTTATAACACTATCAATTTTTGCAGCCTGCATAATTAAGTTTTTGCATTATTGCATTGGTTCGCCTGTGCAGGGGGAATATTATACAGGGCGCATATTTTCCGCTTACGGCAAATTTATATCTAAACGTTACTTAGACTTCGAAGACAAAGAAAAAAACCGCGTGTGGGCTAAATATAACGCTTGGAAAATAAAACGTGATATTCAGCTAAAAAGTGAACTTGAAAATAAAACAGCTGAACAATCTGAAAGTATTTACAAAGACTATTTGCAGCAAGTTGAACACGTTTATAATGATGTTGAAAACAATATGAAAAATAACCCGTGGTCAATGGCTGGCGCTTGTCCTATTTGCTTTGGTACATGGGTTTCACTATTTACATTTACATTCTTTGTTATATTCGTTCCCCTGCCGTGGTGGTATATCTTTATAGGTACGCCTGCCGCTGTAATTATTTCACGTTATATTAAAATTTACTGATGGATTCCCTGACTATTACCGCCGATTCGCTTAACTATTTTATGAAAGTTTTGCCCGAAATAAAACAACAACTTTTTATTTTAAAGCCGCTTATTATTTGCCTATCATTTTTACTTTTAGTAGATTTTTTAACAGGCGTTCGCAAAGCAAAAGCATTAAAAGAAAAAATACAGTCGCGCGGTTTTAGACGTACCATTTCAAAAATGAATGATTATTGTTTAGCAATTATAAGTAGTCAGGTTTTTACATGGATGTTAGACCTTGAATTTACCTTATCTTATTACGTTGCTATGTTTGTTTGTGGCATTGAGCTAAAATCTATTTTCGAAAATGTTTCACAAACTACAGGTGTGGACATTATCGGTTACTTTAAAGGCTTTATTCCTAACCCTAAAGATTTATTAAAAAAACCTGCAAGCGATAAACCTACAGGTGAATAATTTACTGTTTTGCTCTTTTGTTTTCATGTGTTCTCAGGCCGTTGCGTAGTGATATGCAGCGGTTTTTCTGTTTGTGCTAACTTATGAAAGTTTCTAAGCCAAAGTTCATTTACTATTATGTAGCCCTTATTATAAAACTTTTTGTTTTCGCCCGCTTCAAATAATTGGCGTTCAAACGTTTCTTCAAATGTCGGTAAATCTTTCATTTTTTAGCTATAAGTATTTCGTGTGTTTCAAATTTTATTAAGGCTGCAACCTGAACGACTTTGTGACGCTTAAAATAAAAATCAGCATCGTGTTCTATGTCATTAACTATAATCGTATTTCTATCCCATAGTGCAAACTCGCAATGTAATTTAAACCTATCATTCATTTGCGAATGAAACAAAAATAACGGGATATAATCATTCGTTTTAGGTAGCTGCCTTGTTAGGTCAAAATTTAAGCATTTGTAATGGTTGCAATAAACAGGCCAAACAGATAATTCATTAGGTATTATGCGCTGAATATCACCCATACCAACGCCTAAAGTTCTGTTATGAAATTCGCTTGTATCCTGATTAGGAAACAATTTATTCACCGCTATCGCTACGCAGTTCATTTTGTGATTTATTAAAAGCTACATAAGTTAATTTTTTGCACTCATCTAAATACCATTCAATCTGCGATTCAGGTAAAGTTATCGCCATGGCTATCAATTCAGCAACAGCGCCAACGTTTTCATAAGAAGTAGTATTTAATAGTTCGCGTTCATCGGGATTTGCAGCCTTTTCAAACGTATTAACAAATAGGTTTATAGCTGTATGCAAGTCTAAAAAACGCTTTTTCATTTCAAATTTCAACTTGTTTGGTTCGAATTGCGCAATTGCATATTTTGCAGTTCTTAGCGACCCTAATAATAACCAAATGTTTTGCGTCAATTCGTTTACTTTTTGCTCACCAACTTTTGCAATTAGTGCCGCTTTTTTTTCTTCATTAGTCATGTCCTTTCAGTTTGTTTTCAAGTTCTTCAATTTTATGTAAAAATATGTCAATCCTTAGTTCAAGTTCTTCATCATAAGGTTCTTCATTTTGAATCCATAGCAACGCATCACAATAGCCTTTTTTGTATTCCAAAATTCGCCTTAATCGGTGTTTTTCTGTTTGTGTCATATCTTTAATTTGCTTGACCAATTAGCAATGTTAAAAGCAGGTATTTTAATAGATTCTAAATATTTAGGAACGTCAAAACTTGGACATGCTTTGTTTTGCACTTGGTTATGCCCTGCAATAATTATTTTTGGGTTATGCTTTACAATATCATGAACGTAATTGTACATTGTCAATAATTGCCCGGGCGTGCGCGTATCTTTAGGCATTCGCATGTCAGCTGTCATGCCACCAATATAACAAACGTGGCGGGCATTTCTATTTAGTAGTGTTGTCCCTAATACGCCCCAAGTCTGTTCCCATTCGTTAATTAAATTATCTTCATTGTATTTCCAAATGTTAACAAGTTTGCCGCTTGTTTCAATTACATCAGCATAGCCAGGCTTAGACCATCCGCGGCCGCCTTTTGAAACGGGTAGGGTGTGCATAGCTATTATTTGTTCAGCTTTAGCATCGCGAAATTCAGGGCCCGCAGAACAATGCAAAAATAAGGTATGGAATCCATCGGCACAAACAGTATTTGCAACGGTTAAGGTTTTTGGCCCTGCTATTCCATCGGGAACTAAGTTATAATGTTTTTGAAATTCTATAACATCATTTCGCATTGTTTCATCATAGAATCCATCAATTAAACCAGCATAAAAGTCAAGCTGTCTTAATTGCATTTGTAGCCTTACAACGGCTAAAGAATTAGAATTTAGTGTTAGCATTAAGTTCAATAATTTTAAGTTTTAGTAATTCAATTTCTTTGTCTTTGGTTTTTATAATTTCAGCACCTGACTATATAAACCTTACTAATTCTGTTTTTATTTCGCTGTCTATGTCATTTTTAACAGTTGTTCTTATAGGAACTTCAATGGCTTTATTTTTCTTTATGCTTTGCATTATTTTAGGTCTTGAAATTCCAAAAAATATACATGCTGCATCAATTGACATAAAAGTACTAAATGTTTCATCTGAAAATATCGCCTTAACCTGTCTGTTTTGTTTTGGTATTTTACCTAACTTTTGCTTTAAATCGCTTCGATGCTGGATATAATTATAAACTGATTCGGCATTGACTAAGCCTTCGGTTTTTATATTGCCTAAACTTATATAAGAATCAAAATGCTTTACAAATATTTCGGGCTTACCCTCGGTTAAATATCCAAAATTTATTAACTGTCTAATTCGCGTTGCCGCATAATTAGCATTTTTTGCGCCGTTTGGCTTTATCAATTGCATCGCTTGTTCAAAGGTAAAATACATATCTTATTTTTTAAAAAAAACCGCCTGAACTTCAAAAACAGGCGGCCCAAACCAAAAGACTAATGAAAACTAAAATAAAAATAAGATAATTATTTAATATTTACAAGTTAAAACGGCAAATCAGCATCATTATTTTTTACTGAATTGCTTATGACTTCAACTTCTACGGGCGTGGCTTTTTGGCCCGTGTTTATTTTTCTGCAATACGAGGCGATAATATCAGTATAATATTTACCTTCATGTTCACGGTATTCTACTTTGCCCTCAATAAATAACATATCGCCCTTTTCAATTGTGATGTTATTCCAATAGCTTATTTGATGCCATTGTGTTTTTTCTTGCCATTCGCCGTTTTTGTCTTTGCTACTTTCAGATGTTGCAAAGCTAAATTTTGTAAGCGTTTTTTCGCCAAATGTTTTTTGCTCAGGTTCTTTTCCTACCCGGCCGATTAGTGTTACGCGGTTTACCATCGTATTTTGTTTTTAGTGTTAAAGAATGATTATTAGGTTTTAATTTTCCTTTTGTCCATATTTCGCAATCGTCGAAAAAAAAGTTTCTAACTGAACCTAATTTATAGACTTTAGTTTGGCGCGTGCAAATAGCTTTATAATTGCCCGCTGGCAATTGTTCGACTACATACCACTCATCGCCTTTTATTTTATCATGGAAAAATTGGAAAATCATATTGCCAAAGGTCGTATTTTTCTATTACAGAA